GGATATGCGCGAAGGAGGAATAGAAGTCGTCGCGGACCTCGCTGACTTGCTCGTCCATGCCGATTTCACGCATCAGGTCCGCTTCAAGGCGCGTCAGGCGCATTTGGGGCAGGATGCGTTCCACGACAAACACCTGCGCGTCGGCCCAGAGTTCAGGTCCGGCGTTGGTTCTGACGTACAGACTGAGGTCGTCGAACAGATAAAACCGAGTTGCGTCAGGCCTTGGGTCGTCCTGAAATGATTCGCGCAGATTGTCCGCGAAATGTTCGAATGAGATTTCGATCAATTGCTGCTCCTCGTCCGTCAGGCGCGCGTCCATGCGGTAGTTATGGTGCAGGTACGCGCGGACGGATTGCGGTAGGTCGTGCGCGTCAAATGCGCGGACGGCAGGGTCGAAGAATTGGATTTCGCGGATGATTTGATGGATTGTTTTCATGCTTTGGATTGATTGCGGATAGATTGGCCTACCCTTTCGCGTCACGCGTTGCCGCATGGCGCGCGGAGGATAGGTCAGGAATTTACCGCCGGATGATTCTGGTCGACCGCGTAAATATGAAGATGCGCCGTGCCTTTCGGCGCGCGGTAATTTGACAGCGCAACCGGCCGCACATGGGACATGTCGCTGCGCGCGCGTACCCATTTTTCGACCTTTTCAAGATCAAGGAATGGAACAGCCCACGCGCAACGCGAAACACCGCCCGTCGCACCGCCCCAATAGGACATGGCGCGGTCTTTCGCAATAATTGCCCAAAGGTGAGTTTTCTTTTGCTCTTCGGTTCTATCGTCAACGGTTTTCATTGGATTGGATTGGATGATTTATTGGAGATTGAACAGCGCGCGGAAGTCCGCGTAGTCGTAACAAAGGTCCGTGGAGAACCGATAAACACCGACGTCTTCGGCTCCGTCGGCGCGTTTGATCGTCACGAATTGCCAACGCTCGCCTGACAGCGTAAACGGGTCTTCAAAGGCGCGCGTGCGTAGGAATTCGACAAGTTTCATTGGATTGGATGAGTGGATTGAGTCTTAGAAAGAGCAGCACCCGCAGCATGGCGCATCTTCACAACGGCCGCGCGCATTACGCGTGCCAGTCCAACCGGATGAGGTCTTGACGCATACAAGGCCGGAGTTTTCGGGCATGCGGCCGGTGCATGCATTGCAGTCGATGCGCCATGCGCGATTGCGTTTGGTGACTGTGCCAAGGCCTGAGGGAACGTATTCGTGGCATTGGACGCATTGTCCGGGGTATCGGTTGGTCATTGGATTGATTGATTGAGTTTTGATTGATGGATTGAGATTGAAGGCACGCCAAAGGCTACCGTTTCCGATAGCCTTTCGCGGACCGTCAACCGGCCGTTGTGATGCGTTGCACCCGTTTTGCACCCGTTCCATGTGGCTTGAAACCGACAATGAAGCCACGGTTTCCTTTCGCGCATAGGCGGCAGGTGTTGCAGGAAATACCGTCAACGCGTTGGGCAGGACAGACAACGACGCGGTTTCCATCGGGTGTCGTGAAACGGTCCGCGCTGTCTTGTGGGACAACGGCCGCAACCGGAAGACCTAGTTTGGCAAGGGTGTCGGCATGTGAAATCGAATTGGCGGACAGGTTGACAACGAAACCGGCCGCGTTTGCTGCGCGCAGAGCGGACAGATTATCGGGTGTCAGTGGTTTGTGGGTATAGGTGAAACCGCGCTTGCCAGTGTTTGCTTCCGTCAATTGCGAAAGGGCGGTTGCGTCAATTGAATCACCAACACCCGGCAAATCACCTGCTTGATTATGCCGCCACAACTGCCCGGCCGGGAAAGAGCGGACCTTAGACAGGAAAGCGGACCAATCGAAACCGCGCTGTCCGCTTGTAACTTTTGACCAGTGAAGTGCAAGCGGTCCGCTGTCGGCATAACAACCGTCTTTCTTAAACGGGCATGCGTCAGAGCAAGTGCAAGCGGATGAGGTTGACACCGGAATCGGTCCGGTTTTGACGTTTGATGATTTGAGGGTGAGATGGACGTTCATTGGATTAATGGTTGGGGGTGATGCCGAAGGAGGATTCAAGGTATCCGACGATGAGAACCAAAGCGACGAATAGGGCCGCAATGGCGATGCGTTTGAGGGTTGAGCGTTTCATGGGTTCAAAGGGATTGGATTTCATCGAAAGAGAACCGTTCCTTGGCTTGCTCAATCGTCTCTTCGCGATTGAATGGGCCGAATTCCCAGTCGACGACGATGACGCAAGTCTTCGCCAAGTCTTCGAAGTGTCGGACGATTCGGTATCGGAATTGACCCGAAGGGGTTTTCTCAATCTGGAGTGTTTTCATTCGATTTGAAATTTACCGTGAGCCGCTAGGCTAGGTGAACCGGAAAACGGCGTCAATAAACTTTTCCAAACTTTTTTTCGATAGGGGGAAAATGTGGGGATTTGTTGGGGAAATGGGGGAAAACGAAAAGCGAAAAGGCGACGAAGGCGACGTTGAACGATTCACGACGACAGGCTAAGGTGGCGGGAAATGAGGATTGGAAAACAAGCTTGGGAAAAGGCAAAGGCGCTTTACTTTGCGGGACAAAGTTGGGAGACAATTGCAAACGATTTGCAACTGAACAAGGCGACGTTGACGAACAAGGCCAGTATCGAAGGAATTACGAAAGTAAAGCGAGAGGCGAAGGCGATTTCCCCTAGAAAGGAAATTTCCTTAGAAACGCTGTCGGCTCTTGTCCGAAACAAGCTCGCGGCGGATGCCGCCAGCACGTTGGAACGCGTCGAAGGCTATTCGATGGACGGTATCAAAGATGAATCAACACGGGAGCAGATACTGGGTTCCGTTGCCAAACGGTCGGCGCTTGTGTTTGGCTGGAGTGAAGCTGGAGAGCAAGCGTCCGTCTCGATCAATTTACTCGGATCGATGCCGGATCGCAGCTCGGTTGAGGTCAACGTGAACGAATCGCGCAGCTCGGACAGCAGCTCGGTTTGAAGTAAACATAACACACATTGGGCATCGTTGGGTAACTTATGGATTGAATAAGTTTTACTTATGACAGAAAAGGATTGTTTTTCCTAGGGAATGGCACAGTTTTTGGCCGGCAGGGTGGCCCCCCTTTTGCGGGTGGGCTTCGTTTACGATACCCCCCTCAAAAATTTTCCGCCTTTTTGACCATGCTAAATAAAATTAAAATTGGTCAAAGTATTTCTCTCTCAACAGCGGAGCGTAAGCTCGCCCATTTCGTAGCCAAGAATCGAAATGGTAAGAATCGATATTTCAATGTGGTGAACCTGAAGATCAGCGCGGAAGATCCGCATACGGTCGATCTTGAGGGAATCTGCGGCGAGCTGGCTTTCTGCAAGCTGTTCAATGTTTATCCTGATCTGGATACGGATCGTAATCCTCCGCATCCGCTCTATGACGCGCTTGTCCCGCCACCGCCGGGATTTCGCATCGATGTGAAAACGACCAAGTATGACAATGGGAAGCTATTGGTCGATGCGCGCAAAGGATTGAAAACCGACGGAGTGGACTTCTACGCTCTGATGACGGGAACCTTTCCAGGTCCGTACACATTCCGTGGAGTCATCGCGAAGGAGCATATCATCCAACCCCATAAACTTGGCCTACTCTGCGGATACAAGAGCTACATGGCAGAGCAGTCAGAGCTGACCGATGAGTTTGAGGCCAATTACTAATTGTGATTGACACTTTAGTCGCCCCTGTGCGTCAGTGCGCGTAACGACCTTAAGCAATGCGGAGGCTTGGTCAGCCATCGCAAAACCGTCTAAGCGGCAATGACACTCCGCAGGTAGCAGGTTGGATAATCAGCCACCGTGTGGTGGATAGATGGCCAACCATAACGCAGATAACGTCGGTTAATTTCATAATCTCATGGCTTGTCCTAATGTCTTCAACGCCTTTGCGGTGGCTACCGAGTCGCTCGCTCAGGACGTTTACAAACGCGCCTCGTACCGCTCGATGTGGCTCAACATGATTGAGCGCGGCGAGTATCCACAGGGTACTGGTCTGACCCAGACCTCGTTCACCACCACCTCCATCGAGCCGACTGCGGCTGAAGAGTGGTCGGCCATCACGCTCGCCAGCGGCAATCCTGGTGATAACGGTGGTGCTTGCGATGTCACCTACAATGACGTTCCGGTCGGCTATAATGCCGTTACCTGGAGTCCTGAGCGTTTCGCCCTCAAAGGTCCGCTCCTCTGTAAGGACGATCTGACCTTCGACCATCGCGTCGAGGCGTTCCTCCGCGTGTATCTTGAGAAGCTGTCCATCCGCGCGCAGCGTTCTTGGGAGACTCGCTATCAGAATATGTTCGCCAAGTATGCCATCAAGGCTGTGGCCGACTCGTCCTTCACTCAGGTTGAGACGATTCCGTCTGGCGTGAATGAGCTGCCCTGGATTCAGACCGGCTCCGCTGGTCAGGCTCTGAATCAGTCCACCTCCGAGCTTACGCAAGAGATGCTCGATGTGGCTGCTGCCACCCTGATCCGTAACGGTGCTACCAATCCTGATAGCTCTGGCTTCATCAGCTACAGCAGCGA